GCGATTACATTATTAAATATCAGCCATCAGCAATTGTTATAGACATTACAGGTATAGGAAAAGGAATTTATGACAGATTAAACGAAATAGGCTTATATCAAGAACTTCATGGTATACAATTTGGTCAAAAAGCAAATTATCCAGAAAGATTTTACAATAAAAAGGCTGAATTATATTGGAAAATGAGAGAATGGATATTAACAAGCGGAAAACTTTTAAAAGATGATGCTTGGAATGAAATTTTAACATTAAGATACAAAGAACATTCTGATAGAGTTATAAGATTTCAATCAAAAGAAGAATTACTTAAAAAAGGCATAAAATCTCCTAATGTTGCTGATGCTTTAGCATTAACTTTTGCTGTAGAATTATCCACAATGATTGATATTGACAAAATAAGGGAATTTATGATAGAATAAAATCGTAAAATATATTTGATGGAAAGCCAAAAACTTGATTTAATAAAAAATGATGTTTTGCAAATCTTGAAACAGATTTATAAAGAGGAACTTATACTAAAAGAAGCAAAGATTGATTTAAGAGGAGTAAATCTGATTTTTGATTGTCAAAAAAAAGAAACAAAAGCAAAAATATTAGGGAAAAAGGGAAAAAATATTAGATTGGTGAGAAAAGTTATTAAACTTTTTGGATTTATGAATTATCAAGCGAATATTAATATTTTTCTTTTTCCAGATGCTCAAAGGGTTTACTAATTTGATAGTAGCAAGAATAACTAAAAGAGATTTGATTTTAAATAGACCAGAAGCATTAAAAGAATTTGAAGAAAACGGGACAAAGTTTTATGTTTTGAAAGAGGAATGGTTTGAGGAATTAAAAAAGCCATTGCTACAAAGAATTTTACAGCGAGTGTACGAGCAAAAATATTATCTTTATTCAGAAATTGTTTATAGGGAAACTGCAGATGCTTTATATGCAGTTGCAATGGTACATCCAAGATGGGTTGGAAATTTGAAAAAATTGTTAAGACTTCCAAATATTTCATCTGAAGAATTTAAACAAAAGGCTATTGAAAAAATAAACGAATACGAATTTAAACCAATTTATGTAGAAGAATTTAAGGAATTAAAAAATGTTAGATAAATTTGAACTTTCAATAAAAGATTTAACAGAATGGACTAATCAGGAAATTTTGGAAGATATAAAAGAAAAGTTTAATGATAGCCAGCAGGAATTAAGAACAAAGAAAACTTATTGGACTGAATATATAAAACTTTATCTCAATCAGGAAAGGAAAAAGATTGGAGATTTATTAGTTGGCTCAAATCTTTTGTTTACTCAATTTCACGAAACTTATTCTGCAATTGACAATGATGAAATGTTGGTAAATTTCAAAGCAAGAATGCCAAAAGATGAAGAAAAAATTGTTTATACAAATGCGGTTGCTAAGTTTGATTTTGATGAAATGAATATGGGAATGGTTCATAGAGAACTTAATTGGAACACAATTTTCTTTGGCACAGGAATTTTAGATATTTCTCAATACGATACAAAAAGAAAAGTTGTTTTGCCATCAGTTCAATCTCCATTTACTTTTTTCATTGACAAATACGCAAACACAATTGAAGATGCAAGATATGCAGGAAGATATATTTACAAAACCTATTACGAACTTATAAACGATAGCAGGTTAGACCCAGAAGAAGTTAAAAAAATTGTAGGAGCAAGTTATCCTGCTTCAATGGAAAAAATGGTATTGGAAAGAAAAGCAAAAAACATTCTCCTTGAAGGACTTTATACACAAGAGCCTATACATTCTCAAGCATATTTAGAACTTTTAGAATGGTATATGTATGCAAATGGGAAATTATGGGTTATATGGACTGATAATAAAATCTCTACAATTTTAGGTTATCAGAAAGTTGATTATAAAGATAAAGGAAACGGAGAAAGCAAAATTCCTTTTGTAGTTTATTACTATCAGAAAACACCATTTGGTTTTTGGGGAATTGGATTACCTGATATTTTAGAAAATTCTCATAGGATTTTGGTTTATCTTTCAAATTTAATGCTTCAGGGAGTAAGAATTGACGCTACTCCGCAATTTCTAATCAATTTACAAGCAGTTTTAAATCCAAAAGATTTGATGACAAGAGAAATTAATAAGATTGTTTTTACTAAAGTTCCTCCACAAGGACAAATAGCACCATTTCCTAAAACCCAAGCAGTTTCTAATGATGTTTTAGCATATTATCAGATGATTGTTAATGAAGCATTAGGAGCAGCAGGAAGCCAAAGAATTTTAAGAGGTTCACTGACATCAGTTAAAAAAACAGCAACAGAAGTAGCAATGGCAAAAGCAAAGCAAGATATGTTAATGTCAAGCATTATGAGAAATATAGTTGCTGGAGAAAAAGATTTTTGGTATAGATGGCTTAAAAGACACCAAAGATTTATGAAAGAAAACGATTATAAACTTATTGAAATGATTGGTTCTTATGGAGCAAGTAAATTTGTAGAAGTTAGTAAAAGGCAATTTATACCAGAAGTTGATCCATCAATTGAAGTAGTTTCATCTTTAGTAGCAGAACCTCAAAAAGTTGTAAGAAGAAGGGATTTAGCAGAAACAATTCCAGTTTTGGCACAAATAGGAGGAAATGTAAAATATGCTGTTAGAAATCTTTTAAGAGATATGGACTTTACACCAGAGCAAATTGATTTATTACTTCCACCATCCGCTCATCAATTAAAAGCAAGACAGGAAAACGAATATCTAAAAGATGGAGTTTGGATTGACATTGACGAAAACGATAACGATATGGAACATATTGAAGAACATTATAAAATTGATGAAAATGATGTTGTAAAATTGCATATAGAGGCTCACTTGATGAACTATATGAAAAAACAACAAAAACAAGCAGGAATAAAACAATTACAACAACAAATACCACAACCAGAAATACAACAGCCTGAAGAAGTTGAAGAAGAATTAACACAAGGAATACCACAAGAAGGTATTCAATCAATAATCGGTCGGTTAATGCCACAAACACCAGAAGAAGTTAAATAAACAATGCCATTAACAAAAAAAGGTAAGGAAATACTCAAAAAGTTTCAAGAACAATACGGGAAAGAGGAAGGAAAAAGATTTTTTTATGCTTCAATTGTTAAAGGAACATTAAAAGATAAAGGTCTTCACGGAAAAGGAACAGGAAAATTAGAAAAAGCAAAAAGAACTTATCAACATAAAAAGAAAAAATAATGGAGGAAAGAGTTTTACTTGAAGAATATTTTGGAAAGCAATTAAGAGAATATATTGCTGATAATCCTGAAAAAGCACAAGAACTTTATTTGAGGTTAAAATCTTTATCAGCATCAGAAGAATGGAGGGTTTTTCAAAAAATTATTGAGGATACAAGGGAAAGGGTAATACAAAACTTTGAGAATTCGCCAACGCAATTGGAGACATTGATTGCCTATAGGGAAAGTCTTTCCGCTCTTGATTTTTTGAAAAATTTGCCTGAAAATCTTATTAAAGTTATTGAATTGGAATTTATAAACTTGACAGGGTCGTAATTAAGGTGTATAATATGGGAAAATGGCAAAGAAAAAAGAAGAACAAATGGAACAAGAAAATTCAAAAGCACAAGAAACAAAGAAAATTTTTTATCCCAACATAAGGGGTGGAATTTGCGAATTTTGTGGTATTTTTGCCAAAGATTGTGAACATTACAAAGATGTTTTCTACAATAATCAGTTTTATTGTCTTTGCGGAGGAAATAGAATTCAATCTACATTTAATCAGTCAATTTACAAATATGTTGAGGAATGGAAGGCTTGGATATGCAATTCAGAAGGTTGTAGAAGACAAGTAGAGTTAAGGGGTGGATATACAAAACCAGAAATTTTAGATTTTTATATGTAAAAAAATTTTCAATAACTTTCCTTCCTTGTCTGCTCCCGGGCAAGGAAGCGTAATAAATGGGCGTTTAAAATAAAAGTCGTTTAATTATTTTTCCTTTTCTGTCTGCTCCCGGGCAGAAAAGCGTACCAAATGGGCGAAGAACAAATTAAACAAGAAGAACAGGTTAAAGAGGAAGAAAATCAAGAAGAAATAAAGCAGATAGAAGAAGGTCCTGCTGTTAAGGCTTTAAGACAAAAATTAGAGCAGGAAATTAAAACAAGGAAACAATTAGAAGAA